CCGCCCCGGATTTCGGTGCCGTCCCAGGCGCGGTACGTTTTCGCTTCACCGTCCAGTTGGCGAATCTTCGCCCACCACGGGACGTAGAAGGGGTCCCCGACCGTACGCGGGGCGTGTTCGTCGACTGCGAGTTCAAAGCTCATCGTGTCCTCCACAAGTGCAAGAGTGGGTGGGGCGACCGGTTCCCCAATCGCGCGGTGGGTGCCGTCGGGGCGGTCACCAAAGGGGAAAGGCCAGTTAACCACAGAGGTGCGCCTCAATCCAGGCCTCGAGGGCTTTGAACGCCTCCCACCGGTCGAAGGGCTCTTCGCCCACGGTCCGGAATTCGGCGTCGATGTCCTGGCCCGAGATCGAGCAATCGAACTTGTAGACTCGACCTTCATGCAGCATTTCTCCGGCTAACCGCCCCTTCGAGAGGCGGACCCGGGTGTTGGTGGGGGTGGCGTCCATTACGCTCCTTTCAAGTAACGGCGAAGCATATTGCCGAGGTTCATGCGCTGCATCCCGACGTTCAAGTGTGCGAAGCGCGAGACCAAATCGGCACGGGAGAGTCCCATTTGGGTGGAGACGAAGGCGTAAACCTGCTCGAGCGTTTCGCATTTGCGAAGCTCTACGGCCACAAAATCGCCCTTGTCCATCGAACGGACGGTCTTGCCGTTCACGGTCTTGGCGTAATTCTGGTAGAACTGCAGGTAGAGCGAATCCACCACGCCGTTTTTGCGCTGCTCGAGGGGGAGCTTTTCGCGAGGAGCGGTGACCTTCGGTGCGCGGACTTCTTCGGCCAGGACCGGGGGCTTGACTGGGGTCTCGACAATCATGTGCAACGCGGAATTGCGGACCTTGTACTCGCGACCGTTACCGACGTCGGCGACTGTGGTCCATCCGCCTTTGACGGCGAGGATCTTGACGAGGTCGTCGGTGGGGATTACACGAGCGGTGGTGACTGTGGCTTGGTTCATTTCGTTTTCCTCTATCGGTTTGGGTGGAATGTTTGCTACTAACGAACCTCTATTATAACACCCGTACAATACCTTGTCAAGTCCAAATGGGTATTTTGAACCTACCGCTCGTCGGATCGGACGAACGGCATCATTTGATTATTTCACCGCTTATATCTCACCTCTAATGACTTTGACCGCGTACGCGTAGTAATTGTGCGATTCGTTTCGCTCTTGCAATCGCTCAAGAATGTCGATGATCTGCTTCTCTTTCTCAGCGGCAACAAGGGCAGCGAAGCGTTTAAGCTGTTCGTCGCTTGCGCCCCAAGTAATGAATGGGCCATCAGGCGATGCAAATCCAGCACCCCTAGCCATGCGGATGATGTCCTCGCGGTTCATGTGTTTCCCTGGATCAAGAGGCTTTTCATTTCGGGTGTGATTTTAGGCAGTGGCGCCCAAGCGAGCGCCCAATCCGCCCAGGTCCCGATAACGCATACGCCGCTGGGGTTAAGCAGCAGCATTTTGACACCAAGCGGTGGCGGGTGTTCCACGGGCGATCGCCAGACGGCCTCACCGGCCACGTAGGTCTTCACACTCGAGACTCGGCGGAAACGTACCAGCGTTTCACACAATCGTTCGTCGAGTACACTTCCACCTGCTCCACCCCGAGCCAGTCGGCGAGGATTTTGGCCAGTACCGCGTTGGTCTTAAAGGGCAGCGGCAATATCGCCCCGGTGAGCATTTCGTACACCTGCGAATGGGTCGAGGATTCGCACTCGTAAGAGGCAATCGTGTGAATCGCTTCGTCGCGCGTGTACCGGGTCTTTACGGGTTCGGACGGGAGTTCAGGCTCCGGGGTGGGCTCGGGCTCCTCGAACACCTTCTTCGGGTCGAGCGGGTGAAAGACGTCCGCTTCATGCTCGTCGATCTCGGGGGTGGTGAGTTTACCTTTTTTGCGTACCATGGGTGAAAAGTCCTCTATTCGTGTGTGAAAAATGGGGGGTCCATTGCGTGACCCCCCGAAACGTCGAAAACCCAATCAACAGGAGAAGCGGACCGGGGAAGGCGATCCGCACCGGTCATTATAACAGAGCGAGTGCCGTTGTCAATGCATTCTTTTTCATCCGGGCACCCGCACCAAACCAAGCGGACTGCAGCCGGGTGTCGGTGCTGGTGGCTTTACGCTCGTGGTCCGTGAACCGGGTGATCGCGTTGACCAGCCCCCAGGCGGTACCCTGCGCGGTCTTGGTGCTCTGGCCAATGCCGTTCAGGTAGATCGAAGTCACGAGTTCGAGCATCGGACGATGGGCGTCGAGGTCGACCTCTTCCTGGTCCGGGTAGAGCACGTCGATGAAATACTTGGTCGCTTCCTCTTTCGACACCGTCCGCTTCGAAAGCTCGGTCGCGTCCTTCTTGAACCGTTCCCAGGTCCCGCCGATCAGCCCGAGGTCGGCTTTCACGCGTTCGGCGTTGAACTTCGTCGAATGCGGAATGCGGATCTGTCCTGCGGTGTCTTCCAACGCGGCGTTGAGCGTGTTCTGGCACACGGTTCGCACCGTGGTGAACTGGGCGACATTCGAAAGCGTTCCGTCGCAGGAGGTCGCGACCTGGACGTAGGGGCGGACTTCGTCCCCGCCGCCGACGTCGAACGAATCGTCGATCCGAGCCAGCGCCCAGTAGGTGGCACCACCGCGCAGCATCCCGGCGGTCTCCATCTTGAACCCGCCGATTTCGATCAGGTTTCGGAAGAACTCCATCACGTCGCGTGGCTGGGTGATGTTGTAGTTCGAGGACATCACCGAGAGTGGCTTTCCTGTGTCCGACCGGTACAGCGCCCAGCGGTTAGGCACCGTGTTGACGCAAACGGGGTGATTCTCCTCGTCGCGCACCTCGTACTGGATCGCACCCTTCTTGACTTCCCAGTTAAATCCTGCCTGTTCGATCCAGGTCTCGAGCGTCGCATTCGCGTCCAATTCCTGCCCGAGTCCGTGCCAGGGGGTGCGACCGGCGTAGGCCATGTTTGCGCGACCATTTGAAAAATCGAGTTCGTGTGCCATTTTTACTGTCCTCTATTGTGATTGATGAACCTCTATTATAACACCAGTGGGACAACTCGTCAATGGATCCGGCCAGTCGTCCGACGAACGGTAGTCATATTCTTTCTTTGTCGAATGATGCTCCGCATTTGCCACACCACCACCACGTCCAGCCGAGCCCGTTGTCGTGGAACTTTCCCTGGGTGTGACCTTCTTTCTCGCAGTCTTCGACCAATTGCTTTTTCGCCGGATAGTACACGGTTCGGTCGTACTCGTCCATAAGCTCCTTCATCTTGTCGTGCCGTGCCTTGTCGATCTCGTGCCTGCGTGTCCAAATGCTTTTATCCATGATTACGTTCCTTGAGCTTGGCTTCGACGTCTCGGGCAAATCGGTACATTTTCCGATCTTCCTCGTACCCGCTCATATCGTGTATCTCCGCATCCGTCAGCCCCCGCCATTCACGTTCAGGCTTCCCTAATTCCTGAGCCGCGAACGACATGGCTTGTCCGAGTTTTTTCACCAGCACCTGCTCAATCAAAGGGACTATGGACGCTTGTAACCACTCCCGGATCGCTTGATCTTGCTTAGGTGTCGTCTCGTAGGTCATGTGTTCTTCTCCTTCAGCTTGCGTAGTAGCTCAACGCGTTCTAAGTCCCACGCCTTTTGCTTTTGAGCCATAGTGCTGTTTGCCATATGGTCACACCGTTCAGCGTGAAGGAGTTGGGTTTCAATCATCTCGTCAATCAATTCAACCTCTCGCTCCGTAAGTCCAACCCATTGCTTTGGTGGTGCGGCTGTTTCATCGACTTCCTTCGGTAGCAGTTCAAAATGGTCAGCCACCTGCTGGTCCGTGTACTGACCGACATGCCCATCAGGAAATTTCACATACTGACGATCCGTTCCGCTAATGTGGATGACGCAGTACTCTTCCGTCTCTAGGCACAAGAGCCTGTCACCTCGGCGGTATTTAGGTTTCTCCAGTGCTTGGCGCAAGGCCGTTGTAACCCTTTCTAGCCGCTCGTAGTCATCCTTGTTTGACATGTACGGCACATCCTCCAACGCCTCAAGCGCCAACTGCATAGCTTCTCTGCTCATGTGTTCTTCTCCTTTAGTTTGGCTTCAATGGCTTCCAGTGTTGATGCGGCAATGCGGTAAAAACCGATTGGCGTTTCTGGATACCAATGCAACACCCACACGCTATCTTCAGCAACCGCCTTGTGCCATTCTTCTTGGCAGATAAAGCAATCAGGATCGTAGAACTCCTCAACAGTTTGATAAACATCTAGGTGTTCGTTGTGGCTCAAATGCAATCCGCATTTATGTTTTGGTAGCCAGTTCATGTGTTCTTCTCCTTAAGTCTTTCTTCGATTTCCTCGGCAAATGCCCAAACGTCGAAGTCCGGCTGTCGCGCGGCGAAATAACACTCGTCGATGTCTCGATCGGTAAGCCCCGCCCACTGGCGCGGTCGCTGAAATCCAGCACGGTTCAGAATCGCTTCAAGGTGAGGGCCTAAAACCTTGGTAGGCTCCTCCTTAATTACCCTGTTCACATGCAATTGCATTTGGCGCTGCATACCATCGATGAACCCGCGCTCGTATTCTGGCCCGTCCGCAGGTGTCTTCGCATTCTTGTTTTCGCTCATGTGTTCTGCTCCATGTTTTTACCAATCTCAGCGGCGGCTCGGACAATCGCGCGGCGAGTGGCGGCTTTTGGGTCATCACCTTTTATCTCCCCGACCTCAGTCATCGAAGGGATGTGTTGGGTACATACATTTGCAAACGGCACCTTCTCATCTGCAAACGTCCAACCGTGGTGAACGCCAATATCCAGTGCAACCATCAAATCAAAAGCATCGTTGTCGTCGTGAAACGGACTCCATATTGATGCGCCGGACTCCTTCCCTACCCACAAAAGACAGTTCGTCTTCGGCCTATACATGGTTGTTTCAATATATCCCATCGCTTTTGCGGCATATCTCAACAGTTCTTCGTCTGTCATGTGTTGCGTTCCTTTAGCTTGGCTTCGATGGCGCGGGACATCAAACGACTGTAATGAATCTCTGGCTCCCATACGGTTTCTTGCCCGCGCTTGGCCCAACCGTACTGCGTGGCAAGCACAGGGCCAGCAAACTGCGGATGGTTGTAGATCACCTCTGAACGCTGAACCTGATGGTTGCCTTCAAGGTCTTCACGCATATCAAGCATTGTTCTTTTCCTTGAGTTTGGCAATTGCAAAAACAACCCCCGCACGCCATGCGTGTGCAGTCTGTAATGCGTAATCTGAACGCAACAGTCCTTGTTCCACTTCCTCATCCGTCAGCCCCTGCCATGTGCGCTGTTCAGGGATGTAACAAGGCACATCTGCGCGGTGGACTACACCCAAAGTTAATGGGTCTCTGCAAGTGCAAATCATGTGTTCTTCTCCTTTAGCTTGGCTTCAATGGCGCGGGCGAATTTATACATTTTCCGATCTTCTTCGTACCCGTCAATCTCGTGTATTTCCTGATCGGTTAGCTCAACCCATTCACGCTTTGGAATTACTTTTTCGTGGTATGTCTGATCGTTCATTACTGCCATAGCAAGTGAATCGCATGTTTTGCACGGCGTAGGGTCTTTGTAAAGCGCAGTCCATCGCTCAGGATGACGGCCAATATCCGCTGGTATGTGCGTGATGACATTACCTTCAATAACGTTGTGCATCCACGCCACCGGCTCTTGCTCTATCTCCAGTGCTTGGCGCAGTGCTGGCTCGGCCATCGGGACAATGCGCGTCAGCTTCTTCCCTGTGTCTCGCTCGTACTTGGCGGCAAGCGCCTCTTTTTTCTTGACTTCTAGCCGATACAGTTTTTCCCAATCAACTTCCTGATGCGATGGCTGCTCTGACAGCGCTTGGCGCAGCTCATCAATCTCTTCTTGCATCCTTTCCTGAATCATGCGTTCGGTAATTATTCTCTCCTGATGATCGGGGTGTTCCTCGCACCGTTCATGCCAAGTCTTAATACGCTTCATAGCTTCTCTGCTCATATTCACCACCACTTTTGAGGTTCAAGAAATAAAGCAGCGCAGACTGCTGCCATTGCAAACCACCCACCTGCTGCCATCGTCATAGAGATACCCAGACCGAGCAGGGCGAGCACTCGGAACCACATGTCGAACTCAGCTAACCTCATTTTTTCGCTCCTTGGGTTTCACCGTCGGCGATCGCTCGACGGTATGGAATACTGCGTCGCACACCTTGCACACTCGGCGTCGCTCGGTGAAGTAGCGCCGAGCACTTGCGTCCCAATAGTGCCGGGAATCCGCGACACGGGTGGAACCGGCGTGGCCTGTCCGGTCGTCGTGGCAAAAAGGGCAAAGCATCCGTTTACCCCTCCCACCACGTGCGCATCGATTCGTCGATCAGCTTCATTGAATCCCTGAGCATCCGGTCTCTCGCGCGGACCGAGATCCCCAGGTCCCCCATTCCTCGGCGCTTCCGATCGAGCCAATCCTGGTGTCGCTCGACGTCGTGTTTAAGCACGTACCACGGACGATTGCGAAAGAATGCTAGCTCCACGATATCGCCGTGATTCTTGAGCAACCGGATCACCCGCTCGGCTTCACGCTTGGTGATTCCGATCTCGTTCTGCATATCGCCCGAAGGGCAGGGTCCGAATCGGCGAAAATACTCAATGGCTTGCTGTAGCTGATCGGCTAGATTAGACTGCCTACCCATTCGTAAAGCTCCTTGGCCCAAAGAAGTGAGAGAAGTGCAGCCATCCCGATTGTGTAGGCGAGCAGGTCTTTTGCTCCCGCCCAGGCACTCCCACGCCGGTGCAGCAGTGCGGTTTGCAGCCGGTCCATGTCGCTGCTTTGATCGTAAACCGGACGGGGCACGTACGTGTACCCGATCCGGACCCCTTTACGCGTAGTCACGTATCGGGGCTTCATCACACCAGGACCATCGATCGGATATTCATCTGCTCCACCGCTTTCTGGTGCTCGGCAATCCACTTCGGCCCAAGGGCATCCTTCACCGCTTGCGAGTCTAACCGACTCTGGGATGAGAACGTAATTTCGACCTGGAACTGCTGGCCCCGGTAGACGGCTGCACCCGCCTCGCGAAAGGTCTCCTTCAGCGCTTTCTCCCGCGCCACAAGCTCGGCAAGCTGCTGGCGGACTTGTGCTAACTCGTCGACCATCTGCTCGGTGATTACTGGTGCTTTCTTTGCCATTTTTGTCCTCTATCGGTTTGTTTACTGGAGACTCTATTATAACACAGGTGCTACAATCTGTCAATACCCCTTCACTTTCGTAGTCGGTCTGCAACGAGTGTGGCATATCCGGCGATATCCGCCCATGAGTCAACGTTCCGAGAGTTTCCATTAACGATCCTCGAGATCTTGTGTAAAATCATAAAAAGCGCCTCCTTCTGGAACGTGTCCATCGTGACGTAGCTGCGCCCCGCCTTCGCTACTTCCTGCAAGGCTTGGGAGATCTTCGCTTGTTCCGTGAAATCCCCGTATTCCGACCCGCGCTGTTCAAGTATTGCCTTCAAATCAGTCGATGATTGCTGCACGTGCTAACCCTCCTTGTTTATAACGACCTTTGTACCCTTCCTCCAGGTTCATCCCGCGACGCTTGGACTGATTCAGAATCTCCTCCGCTGCCTCCTCACCGGTACGACCCGCGAGGACCTTTTCGATCAGCTGTTCCACCGTCGCTGCACGACCTAAAGTGTTGGGACCAATACCCCTTTGTATCCCGTAAGCGTTGGGATCGGTGAGCGCCGGAATCGCGAGGTGGCGAAGCAGTCCTGGATCCCCAGGCTCGAGCATCACGGGTTCGCGCACCGGTCCGGCGATTCGAGCGAGTTGTGATTCCTTAAAACCCAGCGTGCCGGTGATTTGGTCTGGGGTCATTTGCGTCATATGCTGAGGCCGAAGCGCCACTGCCTGCTCAAAGAGTGGGTCACCCCTTCCCTGTTGCAGGACCTCCATCATCGGACGAGCCATCCAATCTGCATTCTCCGCACGACTGAAAAGCTGCGGCGATCGGTTCATCCTACTAATCACCGGTGCGATATTCTCGTAATCACCGTGTCGCAAACCGTAGGACATCACATTCCCAAGTCTACGCAGTTCATTAATATCGGTTAGTGCGGTGGGACCCGAAAAAGCACCTGCGGCACGGAGCTGGTCGTAGAGCGCCGCGTACTGCATAGCGCCCATCCCCTCACCAGCATCAAGTGCACCAATATCGTACACACCGACTTCGTCCGGTACAGGTCTTCGGGCTTGTGCATCCTCGGCACGATTGTACATCAGGTGGTAAAGCTCCTCGGGAGTAGAGCCACCGAAAACTATATCTTGGTCCGGATACAAGCTGAATTCCGACAACGTCGTGTAAGGACTCGAAGGGTTTATAACCCTCTGTTTTACCCCGCGCTCGAGTGGGAGTTTCCCCTGCACCATCCGCGCCCGATCACTGACCGATAACGAATTGAAGGGGTCCGGAAGTCTCGGAGTCTGCTGCAATTGCCTGACCTCACCCGTGGTCGGATCTTTCCCGAACATCTGCGCCTTATTGTACTGCTCGATGACCTCGGCTGGAGTCATCCCTCTTTGCGCTTTAGCAAAAGACTCCGGAATGCGCTTCGCCCCCGGAAGGTTCGCGATCGCGCGGGTTCCCGCTCCGACATGACCCATAAGGTCCAAAAATGTAAGTGCTTTACCGGGTCCCGCCATAATACACCTCGTCGCTGGCTCTAAGTGTCTGAATATGCACGTCTACCGTGCGCTGAACATCCTTGCAGTATCCACCGGCGAGATTCCACACGAGAGGGATCTTGGACTTCTTGGCTGCGCGAAAGATTCCGAGGTCTCGATTCCGCATACCCTCGAGCGACAGGTATCCAGCACCGTAAGGGTCCTCGATCCACGCGTCAGCACCGGCTTGGTACATTATTATACTAGGCTTCGACGACGAAATCAAGCCGGAGGCCCACACCTCCCACTCATGAGCGTTTGGTTTATAACGCGAGACGAACGATTCCATATCCATGTTCGTCACATGCCGTACCCGGTCGTGCACGGCGAGCGCACCAATTATATCGTCCGTTCCGTCCCCGTAGTGACCATCGCCGTCGAAAATTAGCGCGGGTTTTACGGCCCCCGAGCTTAACGCCGCGATCATCAACCCATTGAATGTGCAGTACCCGCCCCCGGAGTCGAATCCCGCGTGATGGAACCCCTGGGTCGCTGAGCATGCGACCTCCGCTTTCCTTTCGGTCACGTGTCGGGTCGCGGCCAGGAAGTTCGCGTTGGTGTAGCGCAACGTCTCATTGAGCACCGGATCGGTGTTCCCGAATCCATTAGGGGTCTTGCCCGAGAATACGTTCGCTACGTATTTCAGCGAATGTGCGGTGACGAGTTCGACGTCCTTCAACGGTTCGAAATCAGTGAGCAGCGGTCGTGCGGCCTGTCGCACGAACATCGGGATCTTGCGGTAGGACGGGAAGTCGAAGTCACAGGACTGGCGGAGATTGTAAAAGATCGGGGTCATTAAGTTCCTCTATACGTGTTAAGATCTCAATTATACCACGGGCGGGGTATCTGTGTCAACGTCTGTCTCCAAGTAATACTCCTTGAGCTTCGGATCCGTGATCGACGGGTACTCGCGCGTGGTAAATCGAAAATGGCAAACAGTGCACTCCCTCCGACGACGCGTCCCACCGTCCGCGTTCTGGTACACGGTGGTCACCTGGGTGTTACCGCCACACTTTACACATTTCATATCCCGATCTCCTCGCACACGCGGCGCACCGCGAAGTCAATATCCAATTCCTCGAAAGTCCCGTGCCACTTCTGCACACAACGGTCGAGCGACGCCTCAAGACCCGATTGAACATCGAGTGCGTTCTGCCCGATCCCGTGGTCATGCAGGAACCAAATCGCCTCGATCAAGTCCGCGATCTCCACGTACATTTCGATCGGTGTTCCAGCGACTCGACGCTTATCGGCGATATACCCTGGGTCCACGACCTCTTCGGACTGGTCGATAATGTCCTGCCCTCCCACCTGCCTCAACACCCGCTTGTAAGGCGTCGGGGTGTCCCCGGTGCGGACCTCGACCATGTCGTGCGAGAGCGACCAGTGCATCAGCCTCAACGCGTATTGGGGATCAAGTAGCTGCTTGTCCCTGCAGTGTCGGGCGAGTTGGCCGACGATGAGGGTGACGTTAAAATGATGCTCCGCTAGATTCTGGGTGCGCGAGACGTTGACGATCTGCCACCGCTTGACGTGCGAAGCGCGGAGCTGTTCGGCTAAAGAAAGACCCATCCTTCGTTACCTTATCGCTTTAAGACGCTCGAGCCTGTCTATGATCTGCCCACTCTCCAGGGGTTCGAAGTTCTCGAACTCGAAGTGGTCCACGGCACGGCTCAGCGCCTGATTCCATATTTCTCGCACGAACTCCCTGGTGTGCGAGTCCTGTTCGCCTAGTAACTCACCAAATCGGCGAGAATACCAGATATCGAATACCTCATTACGGTTTTTCATCTCGGGTATGCCTCATAATACGGGTTTGAGAGTCCACGGTCCAAGTACGTCCAACGTTAATCGCCATCTTCTCGGTTACTGCCTTGTGAATATCAATACCGTTTATCGCCGCCAAATCAAGGAGAAGGATCATAATATCGGCGAATTCCGCCGCTGCCTTCGGATCCCGGGCGTACTCACCCACCTCTTCATAGAGCTTCAGAAGGATATCGGGTGTTCGGCGATTCGGGAACACCTCGTCGGCCCAAGTGGTTACCACCTGCTGCAGCCGACGAATGTCCGCACCACCGCGTCGGGCGAAAGCATTAACCGAGCGCACGGTGAGGTCCGCGTTCTTCTCGCAGTTCCCGAGCACGCCGTTGTACTGGTGTTTCACTTCGAAGTTCGCCACCGCTGCACCGTTAGCATCAATGACCACCATATCGTTCCCCGGGTGTATGCTCCAGGGAAGGGGGTTCTGTTCGTGCGTGTGCAGCAGCGAGTTCATGATAAATTCATTAGACATCTTTTAAGCTCCAGCCTTGTTGCGGAATTTGTAGCGCTGCCATTTGGATACGATCTCTTTACGTCTCGCCGTGTAGTTCTCACCCTCGGACAGCAGCACCACCGAGTGGATATCGGGACCGAGACCCAGCCATTTTACCCTAGCGCCGGTCTCTTCAATAGAGTTCACGATATGGAGCAGGTATTGCTCGTCCTGCACGTAATTCGCGAAGTTCAGGAACACCTCGCTCGCGCCCGACAGATCGATCGCCTCGCGGATCTGGTCGCGGCTGAACGTGAAAATGCGCCTCGGGAGCTTGGTCACCGTGGTGAGTTCGATCGGCTGGCCAATTTCCTCGAATGAGATCTCCTTTTGGTCCAGGTGCGCCGGTCCGCTGTACCCCACCTGCCTACCCTCCGAATCGTACCGGTTCGCCACCCGGATCGGATACGTACGAGCTGTACCGATCACTCGACAGGAGGCCTCGTTGAAGAGTGTAGCCGGGATTCCACAGTCGGCCAGGATTTGGAAGGTGCTCACATCCCGCGAGGTGGTGTAGGGGTAGAAGCCGTGGTACATGGAAAGGCCCACGCCCTGTGCACCTTCGATCAAGATATGCTCCGAATCTCGAATCGCCCGTTGGTACTGCGCGGTGGTGCACACCATAGACGCAAGCTCCAGGAAGTCCTTCGCGACGGCGGGTTTGTTCGGCTGACGACGGATCCGGGAAATCATCGCCGCACCCACACCCTTCTTGGTCGAGCCAATCGCCGTCATGCTCTGCGCCTCTTCCTCCAAGTGCTCCTCGGTCACCACCGCTGCATGCGGATGAATAAGGATCCGGATATTTTTCGCGTCGATTATATCCTTGCACTGTTCGATCTCGGCCAGGAGCTGCGCCGGATTAATCACCGAGCCTGGGCCCAACAACACCCTACGCAGGTAGGGGGCGACGATTCCGTTCGCCAAATGTGTATGCACGAATTTACGCCCCTTGGCGTCAATGAACGTATGCCCCGCGTTGGGTGCCCACGCGGTGATCACCGTGTCGTACCCCTCGTAGGTCGCCAGGGTGCCGACGATCAGCCCCTTGCCTGTGCTGCCGAATTGAAGGTCAATGACCAAATCTATTTTCTTCATCCTTTTGCCTCGTACCAGTCTTCACCCAAGCCCCAATCACAGGTAATCGGTACCCGGAGCTTGATCGGGCAATCGATTCCATCAAATGTAGTGTAAATCTGCGCGATCTTGTCCGCGTGATCCAGCGAGTCCTTATCGAGCGAGATCCCGACCTCGTCGTGCACGGATAGCAGCAGCCGCCCCACCCCGTGACCGGTGAGATAACGGTGCAGCTCAATGAGCTTCATTTTCATGCAGTCGGCGGAAGTCGCTTGGTAAATCAACCCCGACGCCTTGTGCACGAACTGCCCGCCTGGGAACCGAATATGCCGCCCCATGATCGAGTGCACGTACCCGCGCTCTTTGGCGATCGAACTCGCCTTGTTCGCCATATTCCGCATCCCGGGGTTCGCCGCATGGTACCGTTCGAAGAGTTCCATCGCCTCGGGTCCCGCCTTCAGGTACAGATTCCCATTCGGCCCGGTCTCCTCGGTGTAGGGCAGTCCGCACTCTTGGGCCAGTCGCCCGGACCCCATGTTGAAAGCGAGTCCGAGATTAATGGCCTTCGAGGAGGGTCCCCCCGCGTACTGCGCGTTCCTCGGGATGCCGGTCATGTCGGAGACCAATTGGTGAAAGTCCAGGTTCGGATTCTCACGGTAGGCCTCGAGAATCGACGGCACCTGCCCGTAATGGTTCGCGACCCGGAATTCGAACTGCGACCAATCGAGACCTAGCCATTTCGCGCCGTGATCCGCCTTGAAAATCGGACGCACGAGCGATTTGATCGCTACGTCCCGCGACGGGATTTGCTGCAGTGCAGGATTGGTGATCGAAAGTCGCCCGGTGCCGGTCCCCGCTTCCGAATCGTTCTTGGTCTGGTTATAATTGCAGTGAATCACCCCATCCTGCTGATGCCCGAGAATATGGCCCTGAATGAAGGTGTCCCGGGTTTTGAGCATTTTGCGGAGATCGAGAATCATCTTCGCCGCTGGGTGTTTCATGCGACGTAGACAATCGGCATCAATCGACGCCTTGCCGCCGTCGGTCTTCCCGGCCCGGGTGCCATCAATCAAGTACCACTCATTGTCCTCGCCCAGGGTCGGCTTGAATAGCTGCGCGATCGATCCGGAGGGGTTCGGGTTGATCTCGAACCCGGCCTCCCTATTCAGATCCCGCTGCATATCGTCGATGCGCTTCGTGAGGTGACGAGAGGCCCTCTCGGCCATATCGACGTCGACCCGCACTCCCTCGGTCTCCATGTCGATAATAACGGGCATCAAATCCCGCTCGAGTCTGTGCACTCGATGAAGATTTTGCTTTTCGATCTCGCTCCGCTGCCACAGGTACAGCTGCCGGGTGACTACCGCATCCTGGATTGCATACCGCGCCACGACCTCCTGAGGAGCGCGTGAAATGTTCGGCATCTGCGCGTTGCGTGTAGCACGACCCCCAAATAGCTTCGCCAGTTCATCGTAGATCTCCGTGTCTTTCTGCGCCCCGACGTACTTCCGCGCCAAAAAATCGAGTCCATAAGTCGGCTCATGCTCGTTGATTAGCGCCGCCCGAATCATCGTGCAATCGATCCGATCGGTTGGAATTCCGACTCGGGCTTCGCGCAGGAAGTGCAGGTCGAACTTGAAATTATGTCCGACCCAGACGCCCACGCGATCCTCGGCGATCAGGTCGACCATCCAATCCAGGATCTTCGGAGTCGCCCGTACGTCCCAATACCCAGCGGTGCCATCGGGAAGTGCGATAGAGACCCCGAAAACATGGTCCTCCCACCACTTGAGCCCGGTGGTCTCAGTATCTACCACCAAGTAGGGGATCTGGCCGTCAATGCGTGGGATATTCATCAAAATGGGATTTCGTCGTCTATATCGTCGAAATCCGTCGCCGCGTTCTTGCGACCCGTGTTCCCGCGATTCGGCGCATCCTTCGGGGAGAGCTTGATCGAGAAGTAACGCTTTCCCTCGATCTTGGACCCGGGCTTGCCGGTATTGACCCAGGCGGATACCCAGAAGTCTCGGCCCTCGACGTTGAGCGATCCGGTGAACTCGGGGTGCGAGTCCGTGGTGCGATTCTCGTTCCGCATCAGCAGCCCGGAATTGGTGTTGTCGTACTGTTTCATGTAGTCCTCTATAGTGGTGAAGGGTCTATTATATCACTCGTGGGATTATCTGTCAATTATCTAGGTTATAGCCATTGTAGCCCTCCACGATATCCAGTACGTCTTTGCTTCGCGTTAGCGCCACATACCACACCCGGATCTCGTCATCCGGCTTAGCATGAGCACTGTCCGCCACGCGATTCGTCATATCCGTAAGTACGATGACGCGATCCGCCTCATGGCCTTTAGCTGCGTGAATAGTGGAGAGTCGAATAGTAGGCTCCACATCGATGTCGACCTCCTGGTAGTAATCGATGACACGGTGCGGCATTTCGATCGCAATGTAGAAAGGGGACGCGACGATCGCCATGTAATCGTTTCTTTCAAGCGCTGCCTTTGTCTCTGCTGATCCCACTGCAAAGAGAGCCGATCGATCAGAGTCTGATAGACGTTTTCCGTCGCGAATTTTGTTGTATGATCGAAGGCCAATGGCATACCGATTCTGGAACATTCCCGGACGGCCCGACTCCCGAACGTAGGGGATGCGGCGGTCGATAAGCGCGTTTTCAGCTTCACGCAGGATTGAATGCGTCCGTGCCAAAACCAGCGTATCCTCGCCGTGTTCAACATCAATCGACGCCATTGACCCATGGTTCCGTACTGTGCCTGGGCGTCCACAAGAATCGAACTCCTTATCCACGCGGAAAAGGACTCGACGAATGAGAGACTGGGACTTCTGGTGCACTGCAACAGGAAGTCGATGCGAGAGCGAGAGCACAACGCTATCACCCTTGTGCTTCGCGCAGAATTTTGCCATACCGTGTGGATCAGCGCCCGACCAAGCATATATTGCTTGGTCATCATCCCCCGCGACAAAGACTTGATGTGCGCGTTTTGCGAGCCGCTCAATAACACGCCACTGCAGAGGTGAAAGGTCTTGTGCCTCGTCGACGAATAGGACCTCAATTCCCTGTCGAACAGCTCCGGCGCTGGCCCTCTCGAGCATGTCGGTGAAGTCGTAGTAGCCGTAGGTCTTCTTCCAGTTCGCGTACGCCGAGACGAACATTTCATATTCTGCACGAGTGCCCGGACGATCCGAAATCTCGTAGACTTCGGAAGGGTGACTGAAGGTGTTTCGCGCATAGTTCAACAGATCCAAGTAGGCGTCCCCATCGGTGCGCTCTTCATCGTCCTCGGGGGACTTGCCGACGATCGGAATACCGGTGACTTTCGAGAATTCACGCAGCTTAATATGGTCCACCACCTGGGCTTGCTTCAGTCCCAAGGAGCGAAACGCCATCGCGTGAATCGTGGATACATTATCGGACCTCTTCAGACCGAGCCTGGATAACGCCTCACTCGCCGCCGCACGGGTGAACGACAGAAACGCTATCCGCTCGGCCTGGACACCGGTCTCGCGCGTGTGCTGCACTAATCGCAGCAACTCCGTGGTCTTACCGGTGCCAGGAGGACCGTAGATGGCCCGAACGTGCATTAGTACTCGGTTTCGCCAACGTCAGCCGCATCGTAGTCATTGCTGACCTTCACGCCGCCGGACTTGATTGTGGTGAAGAGCTGCAGCGCCCGGTCGTAAAGCGGTTTACTCACGAACCCTAACGGTGCAATGTTGAAGTTGTAGTAAGACTCGTTCCGTGCGTTAGTCTCTTCGACCGAAGACAGCGTGTAAGCACGAGCAAACGAATCCATGTTGGTCATGCGTACCAACGAATTCCAACGCTTGCTCACCTTCATCTTGGACTTGCTCATCGAGAGCACGGCCTCGGTGACCTGCCCCAGGTGGTGCACGAGTACAAAATGCTGCGCGGTATCGATAGCCTCAAGTCCATCCTCGCCGAGCTTCGAGATTTCGGCCAATGCGTCCTCGCGGGTGTTGAATGCACCACGGAACCCGTTACTGCCACCACCCCCGAGCTTGCGATCCTTCCAAATCAGGTACTGCTTGGTGTAGAACACCGGAATAACGGTGACCGACTCGCCGTAAAGCTCGCGGGTGACGTTATTGAACAGCATCCCCTCTTCGGCCCCCTCGATGTAGGAGGAGTCCTTTTTGTTACGCGCAGGAGAGAGCGCTTGAATCACCTCGATTCGAGGAATGATCATATCGTCCGTCGTAATGTTCTCCGTCCCACGCGTGGTGCCGGTCGGGAGCCAATCGGGAGCGTCCGTAGTGATAATATCGAATTCGCTCTTCGCGGTAGTTACTAACTCTTTAGCTTTCGCCATTTGCAATTACTCCATTACAATTAACAGACGGGAAGCCCCGCCAGTATCCGGCTTGCGCCGAATTCGGTGTTATGCCTTCGTAATCGAGGCACGGGTGAAGGGGGAGACGTTCAGAAGCTCATCCGGGTACGCCTCGCCGGTCTTGACCATATTCTTGACTGTAGCTTTTAGTGTCGACGGATTCACGGTCTCGGCGATTAGATCGGACCGTCCGTTGTCGCGCAGCCACTGGTAAAAGTCGCCCTTCTTTTCCGCCTTGATCGACACGTGCATGTCTGCGGTGAGCGACACCCGGCCCACGCCGGTGACATTGATGCGATCGATCCCGTCCTCTTCCATCTGCGCCGGAATCTTGGTGATGCGCAAGAAGTCGAAATGCTTATTAAGATCCTTCACCTGCGCCTCGAGCCGATCCTTCTTGCCCTGGATCTCGTGCATGCGGATGATTAGCTCCGTGAGCTTTAGCCCATCGTAGATCCGGAATTCAGCATTCAATGCGTCTTCAGATGACATCTTCCACCTCCGATATATCGATTTCTACAAGCACCAGAGTATATATCCGGTCTCGGTTATTCCATTTAAGTACTGGGAATTTGCGGACGCCTTCAGCTGCCAGTACAGCGAATACAATCCCCGTGACAATTGGGGATCCAGACGGCGCGATATAGTCACGCTTTGGGTCAAAGGTCTCGAGCTTCGACCGGATGACTTGTACCAGTTTACGGTTATGGACCGAAGTTCGTACATTCGACACCTCAGACGCGGTTAAGAATACTGACTCGCCCCACCGGTCCAGGTCGGTGTAGTTCGCAGTGGTGACCTCTTGGGTCACGAATACTCGGGATGACATCGCTCTATTCCTCTATGTAGCAGACCCCTATTATACCACTAGGAGAGTAATCGACGTAAGATATCTTCGTTTGCATCGTTAATGCTCCGGCGCACGTACTCGGAGACGTCCTTTTTACCGCGTAGCGCATCGAGCACGATCTCGTCTACCGACCCCTCGCACACCAGATCGATGTAGGTCACCGACTTCGTCTGCCCTATCCGGTGCGCCCGATCTTCGGACTGGTCGCGGTCGGTGAAGGAGAATGAATTCGAGAAATAAATCACGGTCTCCGCCCGGGTCATATTGAGCCCCACCCCGCCGGTCGCGGCGTTACCGACCAAAAATCGCGCCTCGCCCCGCTGAAACGCCTGGACGTTATCGTCCCGCTGCTGCTCCCCGATCCCGCCGTGAATCTCAACCACCGATCGCCGCCCGTAAGTCTCGCGTAAGGCCTCGCTCACCATCGCGATTTCCTCCAGGAACCGGCACCAGACGATCACCGCGCCCTCGGTCTCCTCAATAATCGCCTTTAGCTCTTCGACCTTCGGATTCTTACCCGGGATACGACAATGCTCGTACTTGTCCGGGTTGTAAAGGTCAGGATTTCGCTCGTACGCAATGATCCCGCCACAGATCTCTTGTAGTCTGAGCATTCGCTCGAGCACGGACTTAACGGTGATACCCCGATCTCCAGATACTGCTTTGTCTTCTTTAGAAATCTGTCTATATAGTCTTTTTTGCTCATCAGTCATCTGCACTTCACGCACCGCGAACACCTTCGGCGGTAACTCGGTCAACACCTCGGACTTCCGCACCTGGAAGATGAAGGGCGAAATCAGTTCGATCAATTCATCAAGATTCTGGTACCCAATGATCTCCTTCCCCTCGTATCCGCCCATCACCGCGTAGCGATTCCGGAACGAATAAAAATCCCCAATCCCGATTATGTTCGGATCTAGGAATTCGAATTGCATGAACACGTCCATCGGACCATTCGCCACCGGGGTGCCGGTCATGATGAACCGATATTCGGCCTTACGCCCGAGCGAGACACAAGTTTTACTTCTCACCGCCGAGTGATTCTTAATCATATGCGCCTCGTCCACCACCATCGCAGCGCGAGTGGAGACCATCAGAAACGCATCGGCATAATTCACCGCTGACCCTGCGGCGAGGGATTCGGTACCGACGATCAAGATCTTGAATTTATCGCCGGTCGTGTTCCAATTCTGAAAGAGCTTCGGCTTCGTGGTATCCAGCACCAAGACATCGGCTTCGAAGGGCAGGTGAATGCCGACCTCGCGCTCCCAATTCTTGCGGGTCGAGAACTTGGTGACTACGAGCAGTCGGTCGACTTTCTGGTCAAGGAAGAGTGCACCTAAGAGGTCCAGAGAGACCTTCGTTTTCCCTGTACCCATGTCCATATAATATGCAAAGACATTTTTGTCGAATGCGCGATTAAGAGCTTCCCTCTGATATGGCCGAGGAGTCGTTCGGAAAGTGTAACCAGCCGGGAACATAGAGCCCTGAACAGGACGGGATTTCTCGAGAGCCGCTTGAGCCGCAGCAGAAGCTCGGTCAGTAAAACAACGGCTTTGAAAAGCCCCGAGTATATATTCAGCATTAGCACGGAGTGCAGGAGCAGTCCATACTCTTCGACGAGAATCCCAGCGACGATTAGGAATCTGTCGAACTTTTTCCAGAAGCCAAGGCGGAGAGGAGACGACGAAGCGTCCGGTTTTGGGATCATAATCAATACTCGTTTCATTAGAATTCGGTGGTAAATTCGGGCTCATCGACCTTGACCTCATATTCCTCGGTGATTGGGGCGTACCAGACGTTCAGGGTCTTGCCACCCGGTACGCGAATTTTGTCGTGCGAAGCGTTGCAATCGCGCCGCAGCGTCGTCCACAGATCCATGCCGGTCTGGACCTCGGCCTTGTTACGCTTCAGATACTCGGAGAACGCGGTCCCTCGGAACACCACGCATCGAACCCCGTCGATGACCTGCACGATCGGAATGTTGCGCAGCAGCGCTTTACGCTCGTTCGTATCCTTGCCGTCCTTGGACAGATCCGCCTTCTGTACGAACTCGGCGAATTTCGCCTGAACGATCCCCGAGGCTGACGCTTCTTTTGGCACCTCGATCGTTCGCAGATTCGGCACCAACGGATCCAGCACCCGGGAGCGCCAATTGTCGAGGGTGATCTTCGGGATGTTGATCTTGAGACGCTCGAAAATCAGCGTCCCCATCAGGCTCGGATCACGCAGCACCACGGTAGGAATGTTTGAAATTAGCTGCCCATTCACGTGGATACCCCATCTAGGAGGGTCGGACAGGTACTCGATTAACTCCGAGAACTGCGGAAGCGCATCGTGCGCGTCGAGTTCCTTTTTCTCGTCCATCGAGATCCCGAACTCCCGGGTGACGCAGACCTTTCGATCGCAAAGCGACTTGCAGGGCTCCTCCGCGCACCGGTACAGATAGTCGCGACGGGAGGCGGAGCGAATGACCTTTTTCGCTTCGGCAGCACCCAAGGGCTTATCGAACATCGTCCCGTTAAGCGCTACCGCATCGTCGAAGAAGTTATCTGGCCTCGCCCTCTTCAGGTACACGGTGACGTTGTACAGCGCTTCATTCCGGGCACCCGATTCGACCCCCGAGTGAATCATCTTTTGGATACAGGGTGGGGCCTCGAGGTGCTCACGAAGCGTGAGTTCGGCCAGCTGCTCGACGGTGACGCGCTTGCTTTGCGCGTACTGCAAGAAGAGATCGAACGAGAGCTTGTTGCAGTCGTCATCGAATCCATACCTCAGCGTGTGCTCGGCGTCGAAATAGCAAAGGTTAATCCAGTTCCCCAGCGCCTTCTCGCCACTTGACGTCACGAGCGAATCTTGCTTCGGGAAGATTTCGGTCTTGTGCTTAATTCCCAGCACGTCCCGCCACGACCCCAACACCCGCCGCACCTGCTTGGCCGGGAGGTACTCCTCGCCGAAGAGGTACAAGTGCGCACCCCCGCGCTTGGTCCGGCACATCACCAGCGGGAGCCTGTACTCGTTGATCTTGGCCTGGAGCGCCTCGAAATCGATATCCTCTGGTGACTCGTGCTTATCGACGTCGATTGCCCCGAACTTGCAGGTACCACCATCAGTCACCGGTACTATACCTAACCCAATCCCACCTTCCAGGTGCTCGAGGTATTGATCGTTCGTTACCTCACCTTTTACCGTCGACATGTTCCCGGACGTCGGATCCCAGCGCCCGTAAGAGCGGAGATTCCCCGAGAATAGATCGGCGAAGTCGTTTACTAACCCTTCCATCCTTTACGTTCCTCTATCTATTACTATTGACACCACCTCGGTGGGCTGGTATAATTATAATACATCTCTCCCCGGAGCACAAGTCTCAGCATTGCTCCACCCGTTCCACCGTTCCATCATAATGGAACACAGATGGAACAGTCAGAACCCCCGTCACGTAAGGCCTCCCGGCATCTGTTCCATTGTTCCATGCATATATACGTATACCTTGCGTGTTCAGAAACCTGAATATGTATATATATCAGATGGAACGGTGGAACAGAGATACCACTACCTCAGAACGCCCGTCGTACGGGGCCTCGGAGCCAGTAGGCTGTTCCATCTCCGTTCCACCATGATGGAACAATGGAACGGTCTCGAGGGGTTCCAGACGGCAACCCTGTCCCACGAACCACATAGGCCATCGCCAGGATAGGATTCATACGGGTGCGCGAAATGAAGACTGAAAAGAGAGCCTCTCGGAGGCACTCGAGCCCCCAGTGGCTATTAATGTAGCTTACTACCTCTGCAAGCTCAACGGAGACCCCAAGGAGCCAGCCGGAGACCCATCCTCGCGCCCCTGGGTGTCCTCCGGGTATTGAGGAGTGGGCTTCCTTGCTGCCGCTTGGCTTCCGGCAAGTGCTCCACCGATATTCGCCAGGGTGGATTGGGATTTGAGCGCGGCTTCTTCGGCCTGAAGGTTACGCATTATCCCTTCAATCACCGGGTCGAGCTGCGTGGTCGGAGTGGTGAGTTTACCCGCCACGGATTGTGCCGTCTGTTCCGGCATCCCAGTCACCCGGGGGAACGTGGCACGAAGGGCTTCGAGCGTTGCCTGGACCGGGCTCCCTGACAGGAGCGCACGAGCTGCACCTACCCCGGAGGCCCCCTGAGTATCGAGGTCGGTGTCCAGCGCGGTCCGACGGAATCCGGCTTTTTCGGTGCCAAGCATCTTCGATTCCTCGAGCAACCGGCGCTTGAATTCATCGAATGCTTGGTCGTCCCTGAATGCCTGCCGGATCCGGGCTTCTGAGTCTTTGCCGAATATCGTCCGCATCGGGTCCGCCGCCCCACCACCCGCACGGAGCTTTTCGAGCATCGTTTGCGCGATCCCTGCACGGTAGGCATCGTAAACGGAGGGGTTCTTCGAGAAATCCGCGATCTCGCGCCGCACCATGAGTTCGGGGGTCTGGTAGATGCGTTTTCCCTTCTCCATCGCGTCGAGCATTTCCGAGTCCCCGGCGTACTGGAGTCGAGCCTGCTGGTATTGAGGCGAGAGCTTCTCCATTTCGCGCACCAGCCGGTTCCGCATGTCCATGTAGGTGACTCCCTGGTGGGACATCTTGCGGGTGATCGAGTCCGTTTGCGCGTCGATCAGATCGTCGAGTGCGAGCTTGGTCTCGTGCAGTCCGCGTAGAACGTTTTGCGGTTTCGAAATGTCGATCCCCTGGTCTTCCATCCGACGTTGGCCGACCTTCATCGCCTCTTTGAAAGACGGCAGATTCGAAAGCCTCGCCAGATCCCGCGAATTCTGCGGGGTGAAGGTGGGAGCGTTTGCCCACGCATCCTGGTAAAGTGCGTTGGCCGATGCGCGGCGTGAGTCGAGCAGATTTTGGACGTCGGTGTAGAAGTCCTTGCTACCCGACATCAAAGTACGAAGGTCATCGGACACCCTAGGTACCCGTCCCACCTCGCGCTGCACGAGCGCGGTCTTGGTCGCTTCTCGGGCTTGCCCTGGTGCCTGTGAAGCACGCCTGAGGAGGTTCGCTGTGGCTTCTCCCACGTCGGCCAGGGTCATCTCGCCGCGCTGCATGGCCTGCAATGTCGCCAGTGCTTGATCCGGAGTTTTGCCGTCCTGCTGCAGCGCTCGGGCGATAACGATGTCCGCCGCCTTGTTCTGGTCGTCGAATCCCATCGCGGATTTAAGCGCCCGAAAGGAGGGCATCACCACGTACTTTCCGAGTACGCCAAGTCCACCAGCGAACAGTGACCCTTGTGCAGCACCTCGGGTCATCTCGCCGGGAAGTTCGCTCATCGGCTTCTCGGTGGTTCCCGCAGCGGTAATCGCGCCCTGCCCCGCACCGTATCCCATGGCTCTCGGTATCGAGGGGGAGGAGCCGAAAAGAAACTGCGCAAGCCTCGGTGCGATTCGAGCCGGGACCTGGGGTGCCAGTGATGCGCCGCCGGTAAAGACCGCAGGGACTGCGGCACCGGCCACTTCGGCTAGTGTACTTTTAATCGGGTGTTCTTCTTGGTACTTGCGGAGTGATTCGCGCTCGGCTTTGACTAGATCCGAGTAATCACCACCACCAAGCGATCGGGCACGAGCCATAGCTTCGTCCGCGAATCCCATCGTGAGTCCCTGAGCAAATGCAGCGGGCATGCCGGAGAGATTCGGCTCTTCGCGCTTCACCGGCGTCCTCGGGGTCCAGCCTTGGGCCGTCCCGGTCTTGCGGGCCACAAACCGCTCGATCGTCTCGTCCGACGCGTTGTCCGGGAATTCGTAAATGACGCCGTTGATCAGCCGCTCTTTTGCCATTACTCTTTCTCCCTACCCTTTTCGTCTACTTTCACTCTCGGGGCCGCGAAGTAGGTGGTGTATGGCACCCAATTCGGATTCATGATCAATTTACCGCTTTTATCCCGAGCAGTGAGTGGATTAGCGTCAAGATATCTTCGCCACTCAGCAGTAGCACGAGGAGTAATAGCACCATTAACCGCCGCATAATTGGACATATAGTTCTGGAAATCGCGGTCGCGTAGTCTTTGAGCCAACTGGAATTGAATAATCGTGTCATTGCTACTCGGCTCCTTGTCCGAGGAGAACGTCCCGAGGCGCATCATCTGCACATCGATGTTCGACACATTGGAGTCGCCCGGGATCCTGTTCTGCTTCGCCGAGAGTGCGGCCAGCGAATCAAACTCGTTGAACTTCGCACGGTCACCGGAGAGATATTTCGCGGCCTCGCCGATCCCGTAACCCATTCCCTTCACCATCCCGGTGTTGATCTGCTTGTTTAGCTCCAGAGCGCGGCGCAGGTTCGTTACATCGTCGTCCAGCCCTGCGAGGAAGGGATTGATCTTCTCGGCTACATATTTGTCCGCAGCCTCGCGATCCTTGGTTTGCTTCTCCGCTCTCTCCTTAGGCGTGAGTCCCGCGTACCGATCCGTGGTGTCCAGCGGCACCCCGGCTGCGCGTGCTGTCTCGGCAACCGCAGGAGCATTCCCTGTGCGACGATTCTCCTCGATCTCCTGTCGAAGACGATCCGCCTGGAGTTTAGCCGTTGCGATGCTTTGCGATTTTGAGGATTCCTCGAGATTCCGAGCCCGTGTAACGATCTGCTCCGCGCGTTGACGATCGGCCACCTTGAGCGGATCACCACCAAAGGAGGCCAACGCCTTCGCCACCTCGGGGTTATCTCTACGGAAGGCCTCGCGCTGCAATTCGGCTTGCGCTGACTGTCGACCCTCGGCGGTACGAACATCGACTCCGAGCCTTGCCGCCACATCGGTGAGGGGTTTTGTGGCTTGCGCCGTTTTGAATGCTGCAGCGAACATCGGGTCGGTGAGTTTAATGTTCGCGGACGCTGCGAACTCCCGCATCTCGGGTGTAGCCTTATCGATCGCCTGCAGCTCTAGGATTCGTTCGATCCCTTTCGGAGACCGGGGATCAATGCCTTCGGACTGTACTTGCTGCTGGAAGGCGGTGAGCTTTGGAGTGAGCTTTGATGCCACGTTGAGG